AAGGCATAGTGCTATCGGCATCGATCCATGGTGACTCAAATATATATGTTTCGTTTCTCATAATTACTCCTAAGTTTTGTAAATGATTTATATGTTTTTACTATTCAATTTCTTTTAAGCAGTCACCACAAACTGCATCGGAATCTATCTCATCAATACTGAATATCGGATGTACCAGATTGTCTTCATTGTCTACCGTAAATGCGTAGCCTAAATCGTCTTGCCCAAATCGATTCTCTGTACAATCTACGCAATGGTAATCAGCTTCATATGTGTATCCAATTATGTTCATCTTTGCTCCCTAATTTGTTATCTGTATCTGTACTTAAAATTGCTCGACCCTTGGTTATTCTGATAGGTGTACACCTTCCTTATTTTTTGCCGACTTGTATGTTTATTTAGTACCCCATTTTGGGAAGGATGAGGCGTTTTAATACCTCAACCTTCCTATCTGGTTTTTATGCAATTGGTAGCTTGATTTGCATACCATCAAAATACAATTCCTTGTTGCACCATTTGCTCTTCAGTTCTCCGTCTTCTTCTGTGAATTCCAAGACCTGAAGAATCCAATTGAAATTCTGTTGCGAAATCCTGTAACCCGTTGGTAAAAATCTGTTCATCCGATCCTTAGTTGTGACGGTACGAAATCCACCAGAATCCAAGGTAATAACAGAGTGTGGAAATTCATCACCAACACTATGAGCACGGTGTATCTGGTATATATCTGTCCAGTGTAGGGTGATGGTGACCTCGTTGCTGTATCCATCTATTAAGGCTCTGGTGTTGTGCATTATCTTCATATCACCACATCCAAATCTGTCAATTTTGGCGTGTCTTTCCATGTGACGTTTTGCCTCTCCGTAACTGTTCCAATTAAGGTTATGTTTTGTTGTGTCGTAACTCATTTTTTTGTACTCCATTTGTACTGATTTTTTATCCAATTTCTTGTCCAATTTCTTAGTATCCAAATTCACGTAATATTTCCAACTCCTCCATGTCGGAATCTGTTAAATTTGCTTCATATGTATTTGTGACTAACTCAGCCATGTCGTATCTACTCCTATAACTAAAAATTTATAAAATTGAGTCATTTGTTTTGTTTTTCATAACCTCCAATATGAATTTGACTCACAGCTAGTTTATACCAAAATAGACACGATGTAAAAAATCATTTACTGGGGGTATAGACTTTCATACACAAGACACCAATAAAAACGGTTTGATCAGTCATAACAAAGAGGGGTTGACAGAACGGATGTTCGGCAATTCAGACAGTCAATCATAACTGTAGGGGGTATGGCTTAAGAATCTCTAATATACTTAGCTTCTACCCATGACAGAATTTTTTTGCTAAAGAGGGCTGTTGCAAGAAACAACTTGAAACTTCATGCAATGTTTCAAGGAAATTGCAACATGTTTCAGTGAAACAAGAGGGTAATAGTTATATCTGTTATACATGTTGTGTTTCACCTATACCCCCCTACGGGGGGTTATATAGGATGAAACACATCTGATACTGTATGATATGCTTATGAATAAAGAAAGACCGACAGCATTTGGTGGACTATCTGGGAGGCAAGACAGTCCTATGGAAAAATTTATTGGTAAGCTAAGACCACAGATATTTCTAAGTATCATATTACTTGGGGTGGTTGCATTTGTTGGAATGTTCAAAGGAATGACTGAGGTGACAGTTGGCTGTGTCGCTGGTATTATTGCGTTAGCTAAAGATGTTCTACAGAGTGATTCATAATGCCAAAAGAAAAGAATGAAACAATAGCAACACAAGATGCTTTTATAGCTGCTTATGGGGAATGCGGTACTGTTCGTACAGCTGCAGAGGCAGCTGGGGTAGCTAGGTCTACCATTTACAGGTGGGAGCAGGACAACCTCTATAATTTTAAAGACAAGAAAGCAGAAGCCTTTCAGGTATTTAAAGAATACCTTCAGGACTTGGCTCTGGAGCGTGTGAAGGCACAGAGTCCCAAGGACAATCCTGTACTTCTTCTCAGTATGATGAACGCTTTCATACCTGAGTTTAACCGCAACAGCAAGGGAGATGTCTCAGAGGCGAAAGAACTTCTTGCCGAACTCAAAAGATGGCGAAAGGAATCGGGTGAAGTTAAGGCAATCCCTATGGATGCCGAGACTGTAGACGCAAAGAAGAACGCTATAGATGAGGTAGAAAAGATACTCTCCAAGAAGAGGGAATCTGATGACAACAGCAAGTAATTCAGATGTAACGGAATACTTATTTTCCAAGCTAGACTTTAGTCCTACTGAAAAACAAATACCAATCCTTAACTGCCGTAAGAGATTTGTTCTCGTAGCTGGTGGTGAGCAAGCTGGTAAGTCTATGGTGGCATCCAAGTATCTGGTGTCTAGGTTCTTAGAGAACGATGAACCGGGGCTTTACTGGTTGGTAGCTGCCGACTACGAAAGGACTAGGGCAGAGTTTGAATACTTAACACAGGACTTTGCTGCTCTGGGAATACTTTCTGAAGTTACCAAACGAGTTGATCCCGGTAGGATTGTGCTTGCTGATGGTACTAGGATAGAGACTAAATCAGCTAAAGACCCCAGAACTCTGGCTATGAGAGCACCTAATGGCATCATTGGATGTGAGGCGAGCCAGTTAGACTTGGAAAGTTTCCATAGAATGAGAGGTAGGTGTGCACCTAAGAGGGGATGGATGTTCCTTGGTGGTACATTTGAAGGCTCTTTAGGTTGGTATCCACAGTTATTTCAACAGTGGCAACACGGTGGAGATGAGGAACAATCGTTTTCTCTACCAAGCTATTCCAATCAGTACCTGTATCCCGGTGGTAAAGATGACCCTGAGATACTTAGATTGAAGGCTGTAGCCTCTGATGACTTCTTTATGGAGCGTATTGAGGGTATACCTACACCGCCACAGGGTTTAGTATTTGGAGAGTTCCGTCCAGATATACATATCAGTGATGAGGCTAAGTGGTCTGTGGATAGTCCTGTATATTTATGGATGGATCCGGGGTATGCAGGTGGTTATGCTGTAGAGGCAGTACAGGAAATCAATGGTCAGATATGCGTAATAGACGAGATATACGAACAGAACCTGATTACAACAGAGATAATCGACATAGCCAAGTCACGACCATGGTGGAAAGATGTCCACGGTGGGGTGATCGACATAGCTGGATACCAGCATCAGGCTATGTCTGCCCCAGCAGAGATTTGGCTAGAAGAAACAGGACTATATCTTGCTGCTCAGAAGATTCAAATCAATGAGGGAACTGAAAGGCTAAAGTCGTTTTTGAAGCCCGATCCAATTTCTAATACCCCAAAAATCATTTTTAACCCAAGTTGTCGTGGAATTCTGTCAGAGTTTGGGGCAGAACCTAATCCGTTCAATGGACAAACACAAGCCTATCGCTGGAGAACCGATAGAGATGGTAATATAGTTGGCGAAACACCAGAAGATAGATACAATCATGGTGTGAAAGCTGTGATCTATGGACTAGTAGATAGATTCGGTTACGGTCATTTACGGAATAACTCGTTCATAAAAGTAAAGAGGTGGTAGGTGGCTAGTAGAAAAGTAGAAGATATTATAAGACTCGTAGAAGATCACTACGATGTTACCGAACCAATGAGAGACAGGATGGATACAGACCATAATCTGTATCGTCTTACTCCTTATGATGCTGGTGATGGGTATCAATCGTATACTTCTAATGAGCCACAGACATATGCCGATAAGATAATCTCTTGGTTATCAGATGCCGAACTGGTAGTAAGGATTCCTGTTAATGGTAATCCTAGAAATTCCAGAGAAGATAACAACAAGAAAGAAAGATTTATCATTGGTGCTCTTAGAGCTGCTAATGAGAGATTAGTAGATAAGCTACAACCTAACATACAAAGTCAGCTTGGGTGGTACGCTACCCTGAGAGGGTGGTACGCAGGAAGAGCCTTACTTGTTAAGAATGATGATGATTCCACTCATGTAGATATAACACCTTGGGATCCGCTACATACCTATTGGGGTGTCGATGGAGATGGTCTTGCTTGGGCTTGTTACAAGGTTAAGAAGACTAAAGCAGAGATAGAATCTCAGTATAATGTCCGACTTGGTACTGAGAGGACGGATGCAGATGGTATAGATGTATATGACTTCTATGACCGTGAAGATAACTTTGTTGCCATCCCTCATAGGTTTATTAAGAAAAGAACCAAGCATGGTAGTAAATGTGTACCAGTATTCATAGGACCAGTAGGTGCTAACCCACTAATACAGTCACTTGAGTGGTCATCTATAGAAGATACTGTTGAGGACTATGGTGAATCCATATTCAAGTCCACAAGAGAACTATACGAAAAGCATAACTTCATGATGAGTGTAATGCTTGAGATGACCGCAAGGTCACGTAAGCAAGGAATAAAGATAACTTCCAGAGATGGTCAAAAGACACTGGAAGAAGACCCTTATCAGGAAGGTACTGAGATATCTCTGGCACAGGGAGAAAACGTAGAGCCATTAGGACTCATGGAAGTTGCCAGAGAAACTGGTGCTTATATGAGTATGGTGTCTGGTGAGATGCAGCGAGGTTCTATTCCTCATTCTGTCTATGGAGAACTGCAATTCCAGTTATCTGGATTTGCTATTAATACTTTAAGACAAGGGGTAGAGACTGTTTTATCTCCAAGAGTTATAGCACTTGAAAATGCGTACAGGCAGATTTGTCGATTACTGTGTGAACAATATGCGACAGGTGCTTTCTCAGCTATGGAACTATCTGGACGAGACAACTATCGAATGTATTTCTCGGAAGAAATTACACCAGAAATAGTTCGTAATGGTGGAGATATAGAAGTATCTCTAATGCCACGATTACCACAGGATGATATGTCTAAGTATTCAATGGCTCAGATCGCAAGAGAAGGGCAGACTCCTCTAATGCCTGACCTGTGGATCAGAGACAATATACTTGGAATACAGGATGCTGACCAATTAGAAGACACTATCAAGGAGCAGATTGCTGAAAGAACTCTGCCAGAAGCAGGATTGTGGACTCTATATCAGGCAGCACAGAGACAGGGTAGAGATGATCTTGCTGAATTTTATGCAGGAGAATTGACGGCAATGCTATTGAGTAAAGCTAAGATGCTATCGGATAATCTGGGTGGTGGAGTACCGCCAGCCCCATCCGCTGGTGCATTGCCTCCAATGCCTCCGGGTGCTCCACCGCCTCAACCTTTGCCACCTATGCCGCCTCCCGGTGTGATGCCACCAGCTATGGCTGGAGTACCACCACCTGTTCCAACACCACAGGGTGGAGCAGTAGTTCCACCGGGACAACCAAGACCGGGGGCAATGGGTGATGCTGAAAGGTTAAGGCAGTTAGGCTTAGTAGGACCGGGAGCATAATATGGCTAAAGGATTCAATATAGCTGAAATGTTTGGGCAGTTACCCGATATGGTTATGCAAGGATTTTCTGATCCTGCATCTATATTAAGTATTGCTGAAACTGGGCAACCACCTAAACCAGAAGAAATAAAACTACCTGATAATATTCCAACTACAGATAGTATTTTTAATTCTGTATTTGAGGCTACTGGCGATACGATGTTAGCTGATATGGCAGCTAGTGGAACTGCATCAGATGAATTAGTACAGGCAATGCTTACTGATCTGGCTCCATCACAAGATCAGATGCAACTTGAACTGGCTGCTAATGCTGTACTTCAATCTACTGGTTACACTACTGGAAATATTAATAATCTAGAAATAGATGAAGAAGAAATATTTGAGGCTTATGCTAATAGCTACGGTGTTGACCAAAACAGTTTAAAAAATACTGTTACAAGATTAGCAAGGCAAAATGAAATAGATGGTAAGACATGGTGGCATGGAGAAGATGGTGATCGTACATTTGAACCAACTCCATTCTTTGTTGATCCCAATAAAGCATTACAGGAAGTTGTTGGTGATGTTAATACAACACTGGAAAGTGAAGACTTTACAGAGGGCTTTAATGAAATACCGTGGAGTTGGAACGCAGCAGATTCACTAAGATCTGATACGGGTTCTGGATTATTAAACGTAGCAAAAGCAGCAAAAGAATTTTTTGTGCAAGGATTAACTGGACAAGGTAAAGCTGCAGCAGCAGAACTAGAAGCAAGAGGATTATCTACTCCTCAAACACATGATATTGGTTCTGTCTGGAATACTGATTCACCTGACCCCCTAGCCAATGTAGTTGCGACACCAACCCCTACCCCAGAAGTAGATATTAATGATGATAATGTAACATCTTCCTTAATAGAAAATATTAAAGAATTAGAAGAAACTGTTCCTACCCCAACCCCTATTACAGACCCAACCCCTACCCCGAAAGTAGTAGAGACACCTGTTATACAAGAAGCTGGTTCTCCAGTAGAGTTTGGGACTGAAAAATATAATAAAGTTATACGAGATATTACTGCCAATAATTTTGGTATGTATATTGAAGATGCTACAGGTATATCAGAAGACGGATTAAGAGTTTATATGTTCGTTGATCCTAATACACAGAATGTATACAGACACTCTCCTGCTCCTGTCGGTTCTAGTGGATACGACTTATTATGGGACTTGGGTAAGATGACATTAGAGAAAACCCCAAAAGAGGGTGAAGTATTTCATGTTTATAAGTTAGGCAATGAAACATATCACTACAATAAACTTTACGACAGATGGAACAAGCCACGTGATCCATCTGCTATTCCATCGCTAAGTAGTATTGCATCATCGATGCCAGACGATAGTACAGCCCATCTATTTGGTAAAACCCCAACAGAACAATGGGACATTTTAAAAGCCCAACAGATGGGAGATCAGGCTTACAATCCTGTGATGTGGGGTGCTAGAAGATATGGATTACGACCAGCCTTTGGTGAGTTTTTATTAGGCGGTGGATTAGTTGATGGTAAGATGCGACCATTCCATGAATGGTTACCGACACAAGGAGATCGTGATACAAGTCAAGATTGGGCAACCCTTGTTAAAGCATCACAAATGAGTGCTGACCCTTCATCGTATTTGGGTTACGATAGTACAAATCCAGAAAACTTACGACTTCTAGCTATGCAAAGTTTAATGCAAGGTGATGCAGCAAAGACTAATATACTTAACATGGCATCTACAGCTTTAGGGGCTGGAGAAGGTTATGCCTCTGATAGTCTAAGATCGCATCTATCAAGTTTGTATGATATATATGAGGCTCAAGTTGGAGCAAAAGGAAAACCAGTAGGTGGGTTTGCATCATGGTTAGGTGAAAGAAGAATAGTAGATACCCCTACTAAAGAGCCACAAGCCCCAGAGGCTGGTGGGGCTGGAGGTTATGATTAATATGAATTCGTATGATTACTATGGATATGAACCCGATGTAGCAGCTGCTAATCAGGTTCAAGCAAATCTGATTAAACAAGAGGAACAGAAACAGGCAGAGGTAAATGCGGTTATACAGAATACTTCTAATCAAAAATTAGCACAATTAATGAATACCCCTACTGGTTATGATGCGATATGGGAAACTATTCCTGAACAATACCAGAAACTTGTTACCCACCCTAATACTGGTGGTGTAATTAAAGGGCATAGTGCACAGTATGATCCGTATTCAGTGGGGGTAAAGGTTAGTGGAGAAGGTACTGTAAGTTCTACTCCACCCCCCACTCCGTCAACCAACAAAGACGGTGATCAGATGCTTGGTACTGGTACAAATAACATGCCATATAATTCTATTTATATATGGATAGACAATGGTTGGCATTATCAAGGACAGGCTGGTGATCCTACTTTAATTTCTAAAGATCAGTTTGTAAAAAACTATTATCAAAAGCAAGCAGAAGTAAATGAAATAGCAAATCAAATGGGTAATAATGTAACTACAACCCCATCTATAAATACTTCTAATTGGAATAACTGGCTTAGTGGATTAAGTAGTTCAGGTAATGTATCATCTTCATTGAATAGGATTGCAAATCAATTACCATTTTCTCAATGGTTTAGTTAAAGGGGTAAAGTAATGGCTAATGGATTTATGGAAACAGGATTTGATTATACTGGTGCAGGACCGGGTAACATATTCGGTGGTATGCCTACCGCTTTGGCTCCCGGAGTAACTTCCACCTTTGCAGGTGATCCGCAATCTTGGTTTCAAGCTGCAAGGCTTGCACAACTTGGCGATTACGCAGCACTACCACAATTCCAGAGAACAGCTAATCTAGGTTTTACTCCTGCGTTTGGTAGGTATTTATTGTCTGGAGACACAGGTGAGTTTTCTGGATATAGTCCAACAGCAGGTACTATGGGTTCTGATTGGCAAGCTGCCCTTGCAGCCTCTGCAGCGATTGGTGATCCTAATGCAACTTTAACTGCACAACAGGGTCAGATACAAAGCTACCTAACAGGTGAAGATGCCAGAAGAAATGCACTTGCTATGGCAGCTGCACAATATGGAGGTGGTGTAGGATATGGTGCTCAGTCAAGACAAAGAGCACTTGGTAACCTATATGATCTGTATTCGGCTAGAGCAGCTGCAGCTGGACAACCAGCTGGTGGATTCTTAAATTATCTCAGTGGCGTAAGGACATAGGTGCACACCTATGGCAGGAGAGTGGGACGATTTCTTAGGGATGTCATGGGGAGACTATCAACTTCAGTCTGACCCATCAATGGCGTATTTCAGTTCAGGGGCATTTGCTCCGGGACAGGGAATGGGTCCAGCACAACAACAATACTGGCAAACTCAAGCTGGTAACATATGGAATCAATACCAAGGTGTACTTGGCACTGAAGTAAGACAAGGTGCAGAAAGCCCCACTAGTTTTGTAGATTATTTAGCAGATACTCCTTGGACTGAAAGATACACATCGTTGAGTCCAACGATGCGTCCGGGTGGGGGTTCACGTAGATATAATCCAACCACAAGATATATGTATAGATAAATGTCTTCTCCTGAAGAGATTCAAGCAGTATGGTCAAGAGCAATAGCACGATTCCCACAACTTGCTGAGAAGTGGGGGACGCAGCTACCCACAGATACCGCCACAGTTAATGCTGCATTAACACAATATCAATCATATCTCACACCTGTAGGTGGACAACTTGTTGAAGACCCAACCTACTTTAGTACCGATTACTGGAAAGGCATAGGCGGTGGGGCATTAGACTTTGTTAAACAGGTCGGTAGGGGTGCTGTAGAAGATGTTACCTATGACAATATTATAGCCCAAGCTATTAGAACAAGAGGTGGTACAAAAGATATATTAGATGTAGATCCAAGATTCAAAGAGAGGCTTGGTGAACCTAAAGATGGGGGGTATGGATTTGGACAGATGGCTGCTGGTGTTGGGAAAGAATTACTTCCCACAATAAACGCATGGGCAGATTTTATTGCTCCCGGTGGTGGGTTGGTTGCTATGAATAGGCTTTTGTCTGAACCGGGAGTAAGAGAACGATATCAAGCCTTACAAGAAAGAGATAAGGCTCCGGGGTTAAAGGGAGAGATACAGCAGTTTGCTGATGTGAAAGGAACTATAGAAAACCTAGCAGCTGCATATCAACAATCTGTCGATGCAGGAGAGATACCTGTATGGAAACAGGTAATTGCTGAAGGTGGTGCTGAAGTATTAGGCGGTGGTCTAGTAGGTAGTGTAGGAAGACAACTGGGACAGACTGCTAAATTTACACCACCTAAAGGAGCTGCTGTACTAACCGATGTAACAACTCCTTCTTATACTGCACCTGTTACTGATCTTGGAACTCAGTATTTCCAACCTCAGACTGCTGGAGCATGGGGTCGTTTTGCTGATGACTTAGGGCAACAGTTTACTCCTACAGTTGATATAACTCCCCCACCAAGTCGTGTGGTTCCAAGTGATATAGATGCTGTACAACAACCATTACCATTTGAATATCAGCAAGATATGTTTAATCCATTCGGAACACCACTTGCTGATGTACCAGCTGAAGATTTATTGATACGACAAAAGCGTGAGCCATCTATGATATGGGATCCAGCTGTAGCAGTTGGAAGAACCACAACACCTTCTGGTAGAAGAAGAGGAGCGTTCCAACCAGATGTTACTAAAGCAGAAGCAAGACAAGCAGCTGAAGCAGAACCGACATATATTAGAGATAGGCTAGAAGTAGGCAAAGACATACAAGACGCATCTCAATTTAATGCTCTTGTTCCTGAAAATGTTAAAGCTACGATAGACAGGCTTTTAGGTTACAGGCAGAAAGGAATTGATCATACTACTACAAACCCCGGACATAAAAGATGGGTTAGACAATGGACTGATGAAATTTCCCAAGCTATGTTTGGAGATACAAGTCAAGCAAGTAGAAATAAAGTAGCTGCCTACATTGATACATTACCCGGACAGCAAGAACTTCCGTTTGAAGATTACGGAACATTACAGGCAAAATTTAAAAGACAGGTTAATGAAGGACAGCAATCATTCTTTATTGACGATGTTGGTTCAGTAGATGTTATAGATAATGAATGGACTAGATTTGTTAATGACTTCTATGGATATGATGAAGCATCAAATGCGTACAAGCCAAAACCTAACAGACCATTACCACCAACTAAAAAGTCTTGGATGGGGGTTAAATTAGAATCAGCACTATCTGAGTTCATTGATCAAACTGCTCCCAAAAGAGGAGTGATCCCTGTTACAAAAACCATACCAGATGAAGCTGGTGTTATTAAAACAGTTCCAGATATGAGCAAGGTAAGTGATTGGGTTAAAGGTAAGCATCAGGTTGAGGGATACATATTTGATAATGCAAGAAAGGTGTGGAGAGAGGTAGCAGCTACTAATGAAATAGCATCAAGAGATGGTATACGTGCTTTGATTAAAGGGTTAGTAAAAAAGGGTGGAGTGGAAGCCCCATTTAAAACTATTGCTCGTTTATATGAAGGTACACAAAAAGCACATGGCGATTATATGCTTGATACCATTAAGAATGGGTCAGATGAGTTAGAAGAATTAGGTTGGATTGATAAAGATGGTAATGTTTTTGATGAGGCTATCGGTACTGTACAAGAACCCGGTGATTTAAGGCTTTTGTATTATGCGTTACATGATACAAAATGGTTGCCTAATGTAGAAGAGATGGCAACTAGGTATGGTGCTAAACGAGAACTGGTAATGCGTCAGTACCATAACCTACGAGCACTAACAGATATGGAGTCTACTCTTAGGGAGAACGGTGGATTAAAGTTAAAAAACTTTGATCATCTTGGTACTAATACTGAACAGTATTTTTACAGAGGACTTGTTCCAGTAGACTTAGATTGGAATAAGTTCCATAACAAAATAGATAATTACAATAATGCTAATAGGATAGGAAGAACACAGTCGATAGAGTTTAAAAGACGTAGTGCTGATTTACCACAACTAATGGAATTTGGTTTAAAGCCACTGTACTGGAATCCTTACAAGCAAGCTATGTTCTCTTCCAAACTTGGATTAAAAGTAAGGATGGAAACAGAGTTATTAAATATATTAAGACATCCAACTATTCATCAGGCTGATTTTATTACAAAGGTTAAAAACGGAGTTGAAACTCCTGAATATTTAAAAGCCTTAGAAGATGGGTGGGAAGAGTTTCCAGAAGGGGGTCCTGCGTTTCAGGGAAAAACTTCATATGTAATGAATAAGATATTAGGTAATGACCCTAAATTACAGGCAGATAAAGTAGTAGATGGTACTCCAGTAACTATTGATCCTAATACTGGAGCAGTAGAAAGCGTCAATGAAGTATGGATGTTTCATCCAGAGGCGTTAAAGGGATTAAAGATATTTTTTGGTGATCGTAATGCAATTGAGAAAATATCTCGTTATCAAGTTTCGCCTACTGCTGGGAAAAAGATTTTTGGAAAAACACCTCCAGAGATAGCAATCGATGATCTTATATTTATTCCTAAAGCAATAGACTTATTTGGTAGTTTCTTTCAGCAAATAGACTTTGGGTTAAGAGGTGTTTACTCTGGTCCTGCAACAACGTTTGAATCGTTGTATTACACAGTACGTGATGTCTTACCAAGAAGAGCTGGTACTGACATTATGGTAGACGGTAAATGGAAAACATTAGATAAAAAATGGCAAGGGGGCATTATAACTCCTAAACAGGCACTACCTGAAATTGTTGAAGCATTTGGTCACACAGTACGGATGCCAAAACATGTGTACGCAATGGGTAAAGCATTTGTCTCTAAGGGATATAGAGAAGAACTTAGAAAAAATATGTTAAGTAGAGATGAATGGTATCCAGACTTTCCGCATCTTAAAGGTTATAACAATAAAAGATCGAGAGAGTTGGGCTTAAATGACAGAGATGAAACTATACTTATAACTAAAGAAGACGGTGTTGCTTTAACAGAAGAAGTTAAAAGTGAATTAATGTCAGAACTTGGATGGAAAACAGTTCCTAAAAAAGTTGGTCAAGCATTAGTTAATCTTAAAAATATGATACAAGATGGATTATTTGAAGGTATATATCCAGCATCTATATATCATGACTATAGATACAATGTTATTCCTATGGTACAGAAAGCAAACAGAAACCAAACTGTTCTTATGAATCCTGATCAAGTAATGTCAACTGCTGCTAAATTAGTAAATCAAAATTGGTCTGTTATACCTGAATCACAAAGCGTTATTAGGGGTAATTTAAAGTCATTTCTTAAAAGACTTCTGTTTTCTATAAACGAACAGGAAACATTTCATAGACAATTTACTGGAATGTTTACTGGAGAAAACAGACCATTCTGGATAACACGAAACCTTGGTGCATTAGTGTCTATGTATCTGGTGGCAGAAACGATACATAGAGCAACTACTGGTGAGTCGTTACCAAAAGAAAGGTTAAATCCTCTTACTATAAATACAGAGAATAACCCTGTAGGAAACTTTATTAGTGGTATACCGGGAGCGAATAGAGTTATCTCAGAAGAACTGGCACAACGTATATACCCATTTGGATATGCAGACAAGTTTTTACAACCTAGTCTTCCACTTAAAGGAAGAGATGGTAATTTGGTATCTTGGGATATTATGGGACAATTTGACACAGTTTTAAGAACACTTGATGGTCAGTACAACTTTCCAATTATTGGATCAATTGCATCAAGACTTAGTACCACCCCTAGACAGGTAAAGGAATGGTTTGAAGGTGAGGATTTTAGGGGAAGAGATATAGGGCAGTATGGTATAGGACAAAAAGTATTACATAGCACTTTCCAATTATTGACTCCTATCGGTATCGGTATGTTAGTTAGTGCTTTAGTTACAAGAAGTCTGGGCGAGAAAAACTTACCAACTATAGGCAGTCCTAGTGATCCAATACTTGCTCCCGGTGCTACAGTTGCAGATGTATTCCCAACAGAAGAACCCATGCTAGGTAATCTATCACTTGCTGTACAGGGGTTAACTGGATTGAATCTAAAGGCATCAACTGGTCAGGAACTTAATGACTTGATGACAAGGAATGTTAGGTTGTTACTAGAGGAAAAATTTGGAAAACAATACTCGTCTTGGGAAGATGTGGATAACGATACTGAACATGGAGCAGAGGCTAAACTGCTAATCCTTAATGCTCCTGAAAATGCTCAGATTGTAAATGAGAAAGAGTTAAGAAGAAAAGAAGGATATGGTACTTGGTACGATGAAGGGGCAAAGTGGACAGTTGAAATACAAGAACTTGGATATGATAAATACAACAAGGAAGTTGCCTTAGTAAACGAATACGCAACCAATAGTCTATATAACAATGATCCAGTATGGATACATCAAGGTGGAACTAAAGAACCTTGGTCACCTACAGATTTCAATAAAGCCTTATCGTTAATAAGTTTTGCACATAATGTGGCGGTAGAGTCTGTTACAGAACAAAAAGGGATAGACTCTGTGACAGCGTGGGCTATCGCTGAACAAAAAGAAATGCCAAAGAGATCTGAATATCCGATCCGATGGGCGTTATGGAATTATTTTGACATAAGAAAAAAACACCAAGACGCTACAGGGAAAACCAATTGGGATACATTTGAACCAGAATGGATTGCTTTTACTTCTCAATGGGATGATGAAGAGGCAAAAGAAACAGGTGGATTATTAGAAAGATTTAATGCTTATCTTGAATTAAGACCATTAGTAAACCGTAATCATGATCCTCTTGTACAAGAAAGATACGATAGTCTAGCTGCTTTAGATAAAGCAGGGTACTGGCAAGATGGAATTAAATACGATCCCTCTACAGGAGAGCCAGTACAGGATGAGTTCTTCCAGAGACTATCAATGTTAGATCAGGGTCATGCCAGTGAACTTGCAAGATTGGGAATGACCGCATCAGAAGTGTGGGATAAGTATTTATCAGAAGATGTTAGCACTCGTAGACTAATGCGATCTGATGAGATTCCTGCTAACTACGCTATATCTGCTATTATTAAAACTATGGAATTGGTAAGAAAAAATCATAGATATAGTATTCTTATATCTAATCCTGAATTAGATCGAATGGTTATTAAGTGGTTTCAAAATATACCAACTCACCCAATGAACGTATTTTTTTATGAAGGCTTGTATGGGAAGTCTCCATCACAAATCAGACAGATGCCATATAGATAAGGAGGATAATTATGGTAACACCTAATCAAGAACCAGAGCCAGAAGCAGTACAGGCTCCACTACCTGAGTCACCACCAGATACAGGTGGCGATGAGTTCGTAGCTGAAGTCAATCCGTTAATCGCAGAGGCAGATAGGTTAAACAATATTCCCGATGTAGATATATCAGGAGAACCAGAGCCTTCTACGGAGTCTTCTGATAGTGGACTTGCGACCACTACGGAAGGCTCCCCTGAAAATACTGCAACTACTACGGAGACAACGGAAGAGGATCCTGCTCCTAATGTAGAAGCACCACCTCAACAACAGTTACAGTTAACTCCACAACAATTACAGGAGTTACAGAGACAGGCACTTGAGTATGAACAGGTTAGACAGAAGGCTGCAGTACAACAACAGCAAACACAGATTCAAAAACAACTAGAGTCTCAAGGTGCATCTCCTGAAGAAGCGTTTAAACAGGCACAACAATATGTGAGTAGTCAAAACGCACAACAAGACCTTATTAAGCAAGCAGATCAATATGGTCAACAATTAATTGCAAAGCAAAATGCAGCAGAGCATTTTGCTACTAAATATGAATTACAACTAACAGACTTAAATGTATTAAAGCAAGCAGAGACTCCAGAGATAATGGAACAGCTTGCTAAAGAGATACAGGAAAGACGTAAAATGGAATCAAGACTTGCTGAATTTGAGAAGTCTCAAGTACCAGCACAACAATTTGATAACTCTCAAGGTGCACCAGAAGTTGCATCTAGTGACGGCAACTGGTTAGATAGGTATAATGCTGGAGACAGGTCACCAAATGCAGTGGCTGCAGCTAAGAGAGTAATGGGTATCCAATAGCCAAAGGAGGTTAACCTATGGCACAGACAGCTACAACTGGGAATCTTGAAAATGCCCAGAGAATAATTCTTGCATCAGCAAGATATACAGAGGAGCATAACGCTCCTGCTATGGCTCTTATAGAGTCATTCGATTTGCCTAAAGGGGCAAAGCAAGTGACCGTACCAAAGGTAGGTCAGATGTCTATGAGCGATCTGCAAGATGGCATAGACATTGTAGATGAGGAAGAGATTGGTATGACCACAGTTGACCTTACGGCATCTGAGGTTGGAGCCAAGGTTATCCTCACCGACAAACTAGTCAGGCAAGCAGCTGACAATGTTATGAGCATTGTTGGTAGACAGCTTGGTGATGGTATGGCACGAAAGAAAGATACAGATGTACATGCTTTGTACTCTGGTCTAAATGGTGGAACTACTCTTGGTGCTGCTGGTGCAACTATGAGTCTTGCTAATGTAGCAGGTTCAATTGCTTACACTAAAGCTAACAAGTTTGGTTCACAGACTTATATTCTTCAACATCCAAATGCAGTATTCGATATAGCTAACACTGCTGTTACAGCATCTAGCACATATCCAGTACCAGCAGGTTGGTCTGAGGATTTGCTTGGAAACTTCTTCAGTGGACTACGACCACTAAATGGGGTTCCAATATTTGAAGACGGAAACCTTTCGGTAGATGCTAGTGATGATGCTGTTGGTGTAATAGCTGACAAGTCTGCACTTGCTGTACTGAAGTCTGTAGATACCAGAACTGAAAGACAGAGAGATGCTTCTCTCAGGGCTACAGAACTGGTTATGACTGCCGACTATGGGGTCTTTGAACTTGATGACAGTCGAGGAGCACCACTGACATTTGATGCAGCTGCTCCATCAACGAGTGCTTAATCTAGGATAGGTGCACACCTATCAGGAGGACTAGATATGGTAAATCTAAGTGATAGACAGAGGATGCGTCAGGAGTTGGTGGCAGTAGGGTATGCTTGGGAGTACATTGATGAATGGCAACCCAAGACAACTCTCTATCGTCATACTCCGGGTCTGGATATCAATGGGAATGAGGTCTTCCCTGTAGGCTCTTCTATAAAGGGCGTACCGGGAAGTCCTGATTATGTGTTAAAAAAAGCTAGGATAGGGATGTTCCCGACCCTACCCGGTGACACCTGTGAGTGTAGGTGGTGCAAGGCTAGAAGTGTTAATGTTGAAATACCTACTGAACCAAAGAAGGCAGAGCCACAGGAATCTGTAGCATGTCAAGATTGTGGTGAAGAGGTATCAGCAGTTACTAAGGCTGGAGCATTGTCGAGATTGAGAGTTCATATGAAGTCTCATCAGGGAACTGAATAACTGTAACGATTGACCGTGGTTATTCAAGCTATTGTAACGGTTGGTCGCAGGGGGTAAACCCTGTAAACAAGTGACCTTTAAGGAGGTTCGTTATGTCTTTTCCGTCAATTCAAGGTGGGAAATATGGGTTTGAAAAGCAGACCCATGATAAGAAAAGGGCTACTTACGGAACAACAATGGCTCTGCCAGACGGAAGAATATTCCGTTATGTTGAGAATGGTGGCACTGCAATAGGAGAAGGATTGCTTGTAGCATCTGAGGCTCCTGCAGGTAACCATGATGATGACTTGGTAGTAGCAACAACTGGTGCTGCTGGTGGAACAACTATCGGGATAACACTTGGTGGTACTGCAGCAGCTAAAAATCTATATGCAGAGGGATATATAAGACCTAATCTTCCTACTACAACTCCTCATGAGATGTATAAGATTAAGAGTCATCCAGCTATAGGTTCTTCTGGTACTGGAACATTTACTATTGATGAGTCAGACGGATTCCAGACTGCTATTACAGCAGGTACAGATACCGTTGGTCTTATCAAGAGTCCTTACAAGGACATTGTAGTTGCCCCTGCTGCTGTTGCAGGAAGGTTCGTAGGTGTAACCTGTGCTGACTTAGAGGCAGATTACTTTGGTTGGATACAGGTAGCAGGTATTGCTAACGTAAAGATAGACGGTACTCCTGCATTTGGTACTTTAGTAGGAGCCAGTTCAAACCACGCAGGACAATTACTTGCTGTTGGTGCAGACACTACTGCTGCTGTTGCACGAATACATGGTATAACTGCTGTAGATAACGAGTTCAGTTCAGTTATGCTGATGAACTTATTCTAAGCATGGTAGCTACTCCAGAAGAAACAGAACTCTGGACTCCACATGGAGTAACCCATAAAGGGGTTACTCCTGTGGGGTATAATTATGAAACTGGTGGACAGATATATGAATACCAGTTTTTAGTACATGATGAAGTTACTAATCGTAAACATCAGTTTAAAGTTCTTGTTGATGATGAAACTTCTAAGGCTCACATTGAAGAGATGGTGGGCAATGCGTTTGATCGGTGGCTAGTAGATGTGAGGATGAGGCACAATAAGCCAGCCCCTACACCCGAACAACGTAAGGAGATAGGTAAGATACTGGATCAGATCAGAATAAGCAGAAATAAACGTAGGGAAAGTAGTAATAATAAAATATACTATAGAGGTCTAAGATAAGGAGGACATCCGTGACCACAGAAATATCTATTACAGAAGATGACATAAGGGCAGCATTACAGCAGAAGGTAAATCAGGTTACTAACCTTGAACTTCAGCTTGCTACTCTTTCCAGAGTTCTTGCAGAAAGAGATAATACAATAGAAGAGTTAAATACTAAGCTAGAGCAACAAGAACTAGAGGAATGACGATGCCGAAAGTAGGTAAAAAAAAGTTTCCTTACTCCAAGAAAGGCAAGGCTGCTGCAAAAAGCTATGCCAAGAAATCTGGTAAGAAGGTAACTACTAAGAAAAAATACTAGAGGTGTAACCAATGGCTATAGTTCAAGGTCGCACTAGAGCACAACTACGTCAGTCAATTGGGTATAACCTTGGTGCTATACAGGTATCATCTGCCAGCGGTACTGGTTCTACAACTACGATAGTAGACAATACCCTTGTCGGTGGTGACGATAACCACATAGGTAAGTGGGTTGTATTTAACGATGTCTCTGCATCTACAGTAGAGATTAGTAGGGTATCTGACTATGTAGCCAGTACCACTACGTTAACTGTATCTCCTGCATTTGCTAACGCTAGTGTAGCTAATGATACATATGAGTTATGGGACGATATATATCCACCATTAAGAGTAGAAGACTTTATTAACCAAGCTATCCTTGATGCTACTGGTCACGCTTATGATCCTGTAGAAAACCTATCCTTACATACAGATGGAAAAACACAGAGATTCGATATACCCTCTGGACTTTCTATGATTCAAAAAATTCACTATCGATCTAAGGTGGATTACGCAAAACTATTATCGTGTAATACAGCTATGGATGAGAATGTAGATTCTGACTTTACTGTTACTGCCGATACCAAGATGAAGAAACAAGGTACTGCCAGTAACAGAATTGTTATTGCGGATGGTGCTAGTGCCGGAGATATAGTTACTGACTCTATAACCAGTAAAGATATTAGCGAGTATGACTACATAGAGTTTTGGATTAGAAGTTCCGTTGCTACATCTGCAGGGAACTTAAAGATTCTATTAGACAACACAGCTAACTGTGCTTCACCATTAGAAACTCTTAGTGTTCCTGCCCTATCAGCAGACACATGGACATTCTGTAGAGTAGCCCTGTCGAACCCAGAGAGCGACACAGCTATCATCTCTGTAGGTTTGGAATACGATTCCGATTTAGGTGCATGTACAGTGTGGATAGATGACATTACTGTAGTTAATAATGACTCAGCACAATGGGAGCAGATTCCAAGAAATCTATGGAAAATAGATAAGCAAGAAAAAGACATAGTATTAGATGACTATTCCCATGGTATTGCTAGATACAATCTATTAAAGATTGTAGGTGGGGATAAACCTGCATTGCTTACTGCTGATACTGATACATCAGAACTGGATGAACAGTATCTTATAGCTAGGGCAACAGCACTAGCGTTTGCATCAGCATCAGGTGGTCCTGCCACTGATCCTGATAACAAGAACAACATGGCAGGATTCTGGATGGGAATGTCCCAACAGGCAAAGAGACAGATTCCCTTATTAACTAATATCAGGTTAGTGGAATAGGTGTACACCTATGGTTGCTAAAGTAATTAGTGAGAATGAAGTATCCCTTAATGGTGTTTATTATCCTTTAGTTGCACCAGTGCAGAGTTCTCTTGCGTCTATATATCCCGGTAAGATAGTTATCGGAGACACTACTAAAGATTCCCAGACACGTACATCTATTATCGCTTGGTCTGATTTCCAAGGTGGTATAGGTGTTAACCGAATGGAAGGAGCTGGAGATGTAGGTAGGGCATGGTGGTCTACCTGTCAGCTACGGTACAAGAACCACCTTGTTATGGGGGGACTTGCTACTCAAACCGCTGCTGTATCTCATGGCTTATCTGCTAATCAGGTTGGTGCAATCGGAGAGTTGAGTGATGAAGTGTATGCGGTGTGGAACGGTACAGCATCAGAAAATCCTAAGCTATATAAGTACAACAATACCTCTGATACTTGGGGATCAGAGATTAGTGCTAACATTCCAGATCAGGTAACCGATACGATTACTTGGACTGCTACTAATGGCACTACTTATCTAGTGTTTGCACACTATGACTCTAATGGTTCTGGTTATTCATATTCTTCTAACGGTACAAGTTGGACTAATGATACTGCTGATACCAAGTTTCTAACTGTATGGGATGACAGGCTGTGGGGTATCAGTCATACAGGACAGCTATGGTGGTCATATAGCATTGGTTCAGAAACCAATGATGCAAAGATTCCATTACCATCTGGGTATGTTACAGGTATGTTTGTTGCTAGGGACGCAGGTGGAGAGCCAATCATATATGTCAGCACTAAGAAGGGATTGTTTGCACATGATGCTGCTAATGCTAAGTTTGTAGAAACTCAGTTGTTTTTACCATTTCATCCCGATGCTGGTAAGGGTGCTATGAGATGGAGAGATAGCGTATACGTTCCTTCTGGTCTGGGAATATATAAATATATTAATGGTGCTAACGCAGCGGTAGTTACTATTATGGGGCCGGACAGGGACGATGGACTTCCATCTGATAAGCGTGGCTCTATCAAGCACATGGAAGCCACACACAATGAATTGATAGCAGCTGTAGATGCTACTACCGCTCCTAATTTAACTTCAGGGGATGCCATCCCTTACCAATGGTCTAGCCATCAAGGATCAGAGGTTATTGATTCTGATACAGGATACTCTTCTATCTTAGGATGGGATGAGAGAGGTTGGGAAACCAAATGGCTATCACCTACTGCTGGTCGTGGAATAGATTCAATGTCAGTTAATAACTCTTATGATGACTATAGATTATGGTGGGGATTCAATGACCGTGTTTACTTTATGACTATGCCATCTGACATTATCAATCCATCAGAGGTTAGCAACTTTGCTTACTCAGAGTCAGGTACACATGAAACTCCTTGGGTTAACGCAGGACAGTCAGAGGTAGATAAACTCGCACTTAACCTAAAGATAGAAGTTCAAAACGCATCGAGTGATGAGACTGTAATTGTCCAGTATGCTACTGACTACAGTGAATCCTATACAGCTATGGGAACAATTACTTCTGATGGTATAACTAAATATCAGTTTGCATCAGGAGCTGGTACTACATTCAGGGCTATTAAATTCAAACTTACATTTGCTAGAGCATCAGGGCTTACTAACAAGTTAAAGTCTCCTGATGTGGTATCTATGACACTTGAGTTCAGAAAGAAACTTCCTGCTAAGTGGGGACATCAGGCTAGAATTAATCTTAATAAATCGTATAAAGGTAAGTCGTCTAAAGACTTACGGTCATCTCTTGTGTCTGCGATAGAGTCCACCACATTGGTAGAGTTTACATTTAGAGATGACTCAGGCGGTACTCGTAATTACTATGTTGATGTTGTATCAGCTAGTGGGGTAGAAGGGACAGGGTATGATGAACGTGGTATGTCTACAGTTAACTTGGTGGAGCCATGATCTTTCACGCAAACAGATCAAGAGTGTCTTCTGCAGGTACTAGTGTTGCCTTATCGGCAGCTACTGGTGCTCCCAATGCAGCCTCAAGAGTATTGTGGATTAAGGTATCTGCACGTACTGGTAATGGTAATGTCGTGTACTTTGGGGATTCGGCAGTATCAAGTACATTAGGATATGAGTTATCTGCCAACGATAGTCTTGAAATAAACTTTAGGGATTTAGGGGGATCAGTCCCACTGAGTACATTTTATGCAGATGCTGGTGGTTCCAATCAGGATTTAGATTGGTCAGTAATACTAGAGTAGGTATGACTTCTAGTAACGTACCGGGATGGTGGCAAGGAACATACCCGGAATGGGTTGTATTTAATACGTTACAATCTAGAGGTATCAGACCTAATCAGGATTTTATATATAACCCAGATTCTGAAGACGGTATAGCATTTAGATTTATTAATCCAAGAGACTTAGCAATTAATGTAACAGGGTTAATGCACAGTTATGAATCAGGTACGGATGGATCAGGAAGAGATTTTGTGAATAAACAACAAATGATAGGATTAGGTGTACACCTAATCTTTATAGAGGATGTTGATTTACAACAAGACGCAAACTATTATATCAATGAGGCTTTAGAATATCGTGACCACTCTCACATGGGAGGGTAAATATGACAGTATATTTTTCTGGGTATGTATTTCAAGATGACGGTGATGCACTAAGTGGTGCTACCGTCCAACTACTACAGGTGTCAGACGGTGCTGAAGAGGCATCTACCACTACTGATAGTAATGGATTATGGGCATTTAATGAAGCTGATGATGATAGATATGATGTAAAGATTACATCTGGTACATCAGTTAGATACAGGAAGTGGGCTGATGAGATTAGTCTGAAGACTCTTGATGTCAGGAACAATGAAGGTAACACTGTTGGTGCTGCTTCATTTACAAATCTCACCAACAACGCCTCTAATCAGGTGGCTACATTCAGTGGTGCTAATAGCACAAGGGCTGATGGTGATGAGATTTACCTCTCATTCAAACTTGCTAATTCCGCAGGTGACCTTGAAGAGTTTGCTCGTATAACAACAGAAGCTAATGATGTAACTGATGGGGAAGAAGACGGAGAGATACGCTTTAGTGTAATGAAGTCTGGTACTCTCACCGATGTATGGACATTGGATTCCAGTACAACTGGTTCTGTTTCAATGGACATAAATGCTGATTCCCTTACTCTTGGTGCAGCAGGTGATACCGATATAACTCTTACCTTTGATGCTAATACTGGTGATGGTGTTATCACATGGATGGAAGACGAGGACTACTTTAAGTTCTCAGATGAGATACTTATGAACGGTACTGAGAAGTTACTGTTCGGAGATACTGGAACTTTCATACACCAGAGTTCAGATGGTGTACTCACTATAGAATCAGACACAACTGTAGATATCAATGGTGCTGTTGTATTTAATGGAGCATTGAGTGGTATTAGCACTATAGGTGCAAGCGGTGTTGTAACTGCTGGTGGATTTACCATTGGTAGTGCAGCTATCGTAGAAGCGGAACTTGAAACCATTGATGGTGTAACTGCTGGAACAGCAGCAGCAAGTAAGGCTGTAGTGCTAGATGGTAGTAAGAACATTGCAACCATAGGGACTATAGGCTCTGGTGCTATCACATCAACAGGTACTAGTTCATTTGGTTCAGGCACTACTATAGGTAACCTGACTCTAGCTAATGGAAGTATTACTGACTCTGGTGGAGCGTTAGATTTTGGTAACGAAACTCTAACTACTACAGGATCCGTAGACTTTGGTGCTGCTACTGTAGATAGTCTTTCTGTATCTGATGCAAATATAACTAACGTAGCTGATATAGCACTAGATAGTATTAGTGCTGATGGTACTGATATAAATGTAGCAGTAAGCGATAACTCAGCAACAGCATTAACAATTAAGCAAGGTTCAGATGCTTACCTAATTGTAGACACGGCTAACAGTAGTGAGTCTGTAGCCATAGGTACTGGTATATCAGGTACGGCTATAAGCATTGGACACTCAACATCTGAGACTACAATCAATGACAACTTAACCGTTACAGGAACAGTTGATATCGGTGGTGGTGCTATAGATGGCACAGCCATTGGTGCTGCCAGTGCCTCAACCATAGTAGGTACAACAATAGATGCTACTACTGACTTCACTATAGGAGACACCGTAATAACTGATGGAGTTGTTACTGATACATCTGGATTAGCACTTGCTGCTAATGTAACTGTTACAGGAAATGTTTTACCTAATGCCGATGATACTTATGACCTTGGCTCTGCTTCAGCAGCATGGCAAGACCTATTCCTTGAAGGAGATATAACTCTTACAGATGCAGGAACAATAGCTACATCTGCTGGAGACTTAACATTAAACCCTGCTGGTGATGTAAGAGTAAGCGACCTTTTATCCATAGACGGCTCTACTGGTAATTACCTAGCCTTAACAAGAACATCAGGCACGATAACAGATGGGCAAACTCTAGGGACAATTCTCTTTAGAGGGGATGACCCTTCAGCCTCTCAGAATGGGGCGCAAATAGTCGCATTGGCTGACGGCACTTGGAGTTCTGGTGCATACGCTACAGAGATGTTATTCAAGATACACAATGGCTCTACTACGATAACTCCGATAACTATAGCGTCTGACGGTGATCTAACTTTTGCAGGTGATGTAACTATCACAGGTACAACCCCACGCCTAACTATTGGTGATGGTGGTGCGGAAGATACCATGATTCGTTTTGATGGAAATGAAGGCGATTGGTATGTTGCCCTAGACGATAGTAATAATAGTTTTATGATTGGTGAAGGAAGTACGGTAGGCTCTGATTACAGGTACAGAATATCCGACTCTGGGGACTATAATTATGCTCATTATATGTACCACTCTTTTACTAGCAATGGTGGTGGAACAACAGCGGTAGGACTTGCTGTAGGAGTAACCTTAACTGGTCACGCTGATGACTCC